CCTTCAATTATATGATCTACATCAGCTCTTAGCTTATCACCAGACATTTGCCAAGCTGGCATGTCATATTCATCTAGCTTCTTCTTGTAGAAGGCATTTTCGGCGCCCTTGGTTTTGTCGGCTGCTTTCTTATTTTGGTGACCTTGAAACAAACCAATAGCTGTAGGTACTATCCATTCCCATGCCATATCTTAAGTCCTCCTATAAAATCTCGGTGAGTAGTTTCCTTCCCACATCATCGAGTTTAAAGAGACGGGAAATGGTGAGTCATTAAAGACCCTAAGTGTAAAGTTCTTATTCTTTTGGTGTATTGGTACTGTTAATACTCTTGATTCATCTAAGGGTACGTCATCAGCTAAATAGGTATTAGCTTCTGTAGTTGGACTTAGGTTATACCATTCATCAACATAGACAATGATCTTATCTCCATCAGCTGGTGCAGATGAGAATTGAATCTTTGTATCAGTTACAAAGGTAAAGGCAGTAGAGGTAACATTATTAACCTTTACCTTTACTTCATCTCTATCTACATAATCAAGCTCTGATAATATCCACTCAAATTGAGTAGTAGTACCATCACCTGTAAATTCCTTTTTATTTGCAAACCTACCAACTGCATTTAGCTTGAAGCCAACTACACCTGATAAACCTACATCAAACTTACATCTAGCTATTGTCAAACTAGCAGTGAAATCAGTCTGTTTACCGTCTTCAGTGAGGTCGTAATAGATCTTAGGTAGTTCTACATCAAAATCATAAGCATAGCCCACATAGACGTTACTAGCGTTCGTAGAGAGGTTCTCTCCAGGTACTTTGAAGTATGTGCCAGAACCATCAGTTACAGCTTCTGGGGTGATAGTAAATCCTGAGTTATTAAATGTACCTGCTGCTGTTGTACCAGCAACAATCATTACATTCTTTTGATCAGTTAGATTTGCAAAAGGTATGTAACACTTTGAGAAATCATTAGCTGAGTCATATACAACAGAACTTGCTTGAGCATATAAATCTATACAAGGGTTAATCTTTTGACCTTGTGCATTGGTTATAATTGATACCTCTGGACTTTGAGTTAGGTTAGCCTTCTCTAAGGTATACCTTGCAGATGCACCTGTACCTTGTTTGGTGACACAGTACATGTCATCCTGATCAATAGACATCGACTGGACAGTTCCAGGTAATGTCCATTTAAACCAAGACTCCATAAGTAGTTCCTTACCATCTGTATAAGTCTTATAGAAATAGATAGTATTACTACTTTGACTTGACATGACTATGAACTCATTCTGAATACTAGCTATTAATGTATCTACATCAGCTGTAATCCACTCATTAACAATCCTTCCTATATCTAAGATCTGTGGACTTTCACCAAGTCCTTTAGTCTGCATAGCAAAGACCCTAGTAAAGTTAGGTGTCTTACTGATGAAGTTAAAGTGAGTACCAACGTCAATTGGATCAACTTCATCACTCATCTCCATGTTAGATATTGGTCTTATCTTTGTAGATTGAGGTGTTAAAGGTCCGTCATCTGCATAGATTAGGAACTGTTGGTTCTTACTGAAAAGAGTTAAACCTTGTCTAGCAGGTAATACTGCATATAGTTTAGTAGCTCGAACAGAAGCACAGTCTTTATCTATAGGATCACCAGCTGTTTGTGTTCTAGCGGAGTCTGCATAGAACTCATAAGGTTCTTTGGCTCTACTAAGGATGACGTTATCTTCAGACAAGAAACCAAGCCTATCGTCATGAAAGAAAGCTTTTTTTATTGTTTGACCTACGAAGCTAGGATGATCATTTGTTACATCATCACCTGCCTTTCTGTCACCCCAAGGTATAGTTTCAAAGACAAAGGTAGTAGCACCTGTATTTCTTAGCCTATATGGCATTGTAGTGGGTGTTAAACCTGGAGACATATTTGGTCCGATTGTCTCTTTCCAATAACCTTCACCACCTGTTGATGGATTAGTTGCTACAAACTTTGCATAGTAATCATCAACTGGATTTTGAGGTTTTTCTATTATATGTACTAACTGATTATGGAATGCGTTAGGAGGTAGCCATGATGCATTACTAGCCCAATCTTGATATACAACTAACCTTTCAGTATCATCACCACCCTTACCACTTAATGTAAATGCAGTTCTGGTAGAACTAACAACTCTATCTAGTTGAAGAGTAGTTCCATACTTAGTTACTGTTAAACCACTAATACTTAACGCATCAATTCTAGATTTAAGGGTATCTAATATTTCATCAAAATCAGCAGTATTAGCTGCTGTATAAGCAGCAGTTGTACTACCAGCTACGGTTACTGAAAAATCATAACCTTGCATCTGTTCTATAGTTCCAGTTAGTAGAAGAGTTCCTCTACTCTGTGCTACAAAGTCAGTAGGTGCAGCTTGTGTGGTTACAGTAACTGCATCGTTTGTAATGATGGTTGTATCTAGTATTGATAATACGTCGTAGTTAGTGTTACTTGTTCCTGTTAGGTAGGCATGTGCAGATCCATTAGTGACCGTACATGCAGCTCCTGTATCAGCATTCCATACATAGATACTACCATTAGTACCACCTACTTTAGGTGTAATACATCCTATATACCTAGTAGCAGTTCTATTGATATAAAACCATTTAGCACCATCTAAATCAGTTTGATCAAATTCTGTACCACCTGTATTTGTAAGTGTTTTTATAAATTTAAATCCAGGTCTTTTAGTTAAACCTAATGTCACATCAGGAAACCCATTAATACATTCTCTTACCTGACCTGGAAGTTTCTTACTATCTATTTGTTTTGATACTCCACTTAAGTAATTGGAGATCCTTTGTGTTACTGCTGCCATTATCTAGAAAGTGCATGATAAGGTTGATAACCGATGTATGGGTTGGCTCCATCAGCTTTACCAAAGAATGAATAGTCACCTTGGCTTGTTTCGTATTCAAGAGCCATAGCTCTCATGTATGCCTCCTTTTGTTGAAGGATTTGGTATTGAGTTTGATCTCCTACTATTCGACTAGAGGTAATGGTAGAAGCTCTAGCTGTTATGTAGTCCTGTATAGGTGTTGGTAGATCTACCCAATCAAAGAACCAAACGATATCGCATTCAACAGCTCCATTAGTCCATTGATCAGTATGATTCTGTTTATCATATAGTTTTCCATTTCTTCTTATTGTATTCTTATCACCTGCATGAGCTTGTGTAAGATCTATTTGTAATACATTGTTTGGTATGAGAATTTCATTATTAGTATCAGGTGTCATCTCATAATGTGCTTCCTTGTTAAAGGTCCAGCCTTCACTTTGTACCTCTCTAGATACTTCTAGTAGAGTTTGATAAGCAATCGCAACGTCTGGGTTGGTTTCATCTAAAGTGGTGACTGGTGCCTGACCACAAGCCATCAGTATTTGATTTATAGCGGGTAGTTCTTTAGTAGCGTTAGTGGTAGGAAAAGCCATAATTGATTAATATAAATAAAAAAAAGGGAGCCATATAGACTCCCCCTGTGTGTAAAAAAAATAAAAGTTAGAATGCAGCGTTACCTGTAGAACCAGCTGCAGCACCTGCAACTAATTCAACACATGCAGCAGGATTAACATAATCTGCCCCACACGCTAAGCGACCCAATATCACGTCACCCTGGTAAATAACCGAAACATCTCCTTTCGTTACTTGGACTTGAGGACCGATAGCTTCCACGATACCTGCACCTTCTCTTTGGAATATTAATCCACAAGAGTTAGCGAATTCGGAATGGTTACCGTACTCGTTATTGATGCCTGTATCTGAAGCTTGTGCAGCTTCAAGCTCAGTGTCACTACCAACAAATGAACCAACATTTGTAGGTGAAGTTACACCTGGGTTTGTAGCTGATGCGGCACCATAAATAGTACCGTAGTTGCCAAAGAACGGAATGTTCATTGACTTGTAGATCTTGATACCAGCGATCTCAACAATGCCATTACCCTTCTGACGGGATGAACCTTGCTCGTCTCTGTTAACTAGACCATTATCACCAACCTGTTGGATCAATTCATAATATTGGCGAGGGTTTAATACACCCACTCTTCCATCAGAACTGACTCCTTTTTCATCCAAAGCAGCAGCAGCATCATAGAAGGCTGCTACTAAAGATGCAGGAACATAAGCATCAGATGCTTGGTTGTTTGCACCGACACGGATCTGTGTACCACCTGGTTCTACGAAGTTAGCCTTAGTGATAGGTGATGCAGCTCTAGCTCCTCGTGTGATTGCTCGGAACACTAGGCGGTCATATTTTTGAGCAAGAGCGTAGCCGATTTTGCGACTTATTTCTGATCTGAGATCATAATGAGCCAATGTCTCATCCAGCTCGTATAGGAAAGCTGAACTAATAAGTAGATCATCAACTGTGATGGTCTTCTCAGCTACTGGAGGTGCTCCATCGGAGTTACCTAGTATACTGTTGCCAGGTGTATGGACATATAATTCCCTACTTTAATAGGGTATAGACTATATCATCTCCCACTAGGGGAGTCGGACGCTAATCATGTATTACGGAACAAGCGTGTTCCACCATGTAGTCGTTGCACCTTCCTCTCACGCTTGAGAGGCTTGGCTCAGGATTGCCTTATCTTGCGACTTAGGTTTCCCTGAATTCATCCGATTTGCTATGTGCATTACTGCACAAAGGAGCTACCAATTAACTCGGCTTTTGTGCGACCCGTGTAGATGAACTGTAAAGATTTACCGTTCTTAAGGGTACGCTTCATAACGAGATCTCTGGCTATAGCATTATGCTGGAAGCCTTTGAACATCTCGCCTGAGAAGAGCTTTAAATAAAGTGCTCTTCTATCGCCAGTGCTATTAGAAGCACCTGGCATAGTTACCGACGCCTGATGGTCGGTTGACTGTTGTGTCATTGTTAAAAGTTAAATTTTTATATACGTTCTCAGCTGAAATTTTTGTGATCATTTGTTGTGGGTCTATCCTCACCGTCTAGACGGCTAATGGGTATCTGTCGTAACAGGCCAAGAGCCAAATTACAGAGAGATCCGACACTGAGGTGTCTCTCTGCTATGGAAGTTTATGTGTAGTACTTCCACGTGAATGAAGAAGGCTATAGCCATAAAGACTAATAGCCATAGTTCATTTAATTTCTTCACAAAGTAGATAGAGCTTCTTCTAATGAGATATCCTCATCAAAAGTCTCTTTCTTTTCTTCTTTAATTTCTGGCTCAGGTGTTAGTGAAGTAACTGAAGCTGGAGCCGCATTACTTTGTTGTGACATTAGAACTTAAACTTAGCTCCTAGTTTTGTACCATAGCTACGGTCATCCCCATCATTAGTGATGGTAGATACTTCACCATATACACCAAGCTTCTGAGACACATTAAATGTACCTCCAAGCTTGCCTGATAGTTCTTGATCTGAACCATCTACATCAGCAACTGCTGTGAAAGCAGGACCGCCTTGGATGTAGTAGTCAAGTTTTTTAACAGAACCTTCGTAGCCAACATGTAGATCAACAGTTCTTCCTGAATATTCAGAACCTGTATAACCATCATTAGACTCAGCATTGATGTATATACCAGCGAATGCAGGTGCAGACGCTAGAGTGGTTGTTGCGAGAGCAAGTGCAATTGTTTTCATAATTTAAATAGTTTTTGATTTTGTATAAGTGATGCCACGATACTTGTAAGTAACTTTTACAGTCATGATTAATCTCCAAGTACCTAAGCCCCGTTCCATGCTTAGGTCGTCATGCGTCCCATGGGGATGAACGGACGTGGCTTAAACGCCCTTATAAATTTGAGCAGCGTTCAATAAAATTTTGACTTTAGTCTTAGGGTTGGTTGCCTTACTGGCAGCATTAACCCTTCTATCAAACTTAGAATAATCTTTAGGCATTATTTAGTTGTCGTGTAATTATTTAGATAGTGGTTTTAGATGTTCCTTAGAATATTCCAGGTATGATCTGTCCAGTTGAAAGATAAGCTCCTATTGCAGCAACGAATCCAATCATTGCTAGGCGTCCATTTAATTCTTCTGCATCGTGAAAGATGATCTCTTGTTCCTGTTGATTCATAATTCTAGGTTGTACTTCTTTAGCGAATATGTTGTGCTTGCCATATTCAGTTGTAGTAGTCATTCAATTAAAGATTGGTGATAGGCGATGATGAACTGTCAGGTCGCCATGTCTACCTATGGTCCAGTTGTTTGTGATGCTGACGTTGGTGTTCTGCCATCTTTAAATGGGTTGTACTTAACACATCTACCATCCTTGAAGACCTTTCCTGGAGGACACTTCTTTTTTCCAGCTCTCACTGCTGCTTGTGGATCAGCAGCGGTTCTCGGTGATAGACCAGCACCCTCTGCGAATGATGATTTGACTTTTGAATTGTCAGCCATAGTTAAAAGTTAATGTTTGATCTTGCTAGTTTTTGTATTATTGCTTCTTGATAAGCCTCATCAGTTCCATATCTTGGATCTCTTTGAGCTTCAACTAATTCTGCTTGGCTATTAAAGACATCATTAGATGATCTAGGTGCTTTACCTCTAACCATTTGACCATCCCTACCAGCAGCATCTTGATACTTAAGCGCCATAGACTGAACAGCAAAGTATGCAGCCAGAGGATTACCTTGATCCATTACTGCATCAAATAAATTAACCTCTTGGTCTGGCACATTTTCAGAAGCCCATGACAGCATGTTGTTGTAGTTATCTTCACCACCAACTAAGTTATGTATCTGTTGGACATCATTCTCAGTAAACTCTGTAGGTTGTTGAGCTTGTGACCTCTGTTGCATTGCCAGTTTGGCAACATCAACAGGGTTCATATTAGATAGTTTCTCAAACGTATCTTCACTCAACTGATTATTAGTACCTTCTTCCCATAGTTGATCAAGCAAGTTTTCTTCTACATCGTCTGACTCTTCCTCTTCAGTTTCATATTCTGATTCAACTTCCTCTGAATCCTCATCAGATTTTTCGCCCAGTTTCTTTTCGAGTTCCTTGTAGGCACTCTCTAATTCTGCAGGATCTTTATATTTACCAGCAAGTAAGTTATCTTGCTGACGTTCCATATCCTCTCCAATTAATAGAGAGTCTTTTTCTTCATTAGATAGCTCAGTAACTGTATCTACATTTTCAGAATTAGTTACTGGCTCCATCGATAATGTTTGTTCTTCGCTCATTTTTGAGTAGGTGGTGGTTGTTGTTGTCCAGTCATTGCAGGGTTCTTAGATGGGTCCATCATTGGAGTCTTCATCATTGCAGTCTGATTCTCTGTCTGCTGTTGCTGTAATGCCATTTGTTTTGCTTGCTGCTCCTTACCTTGTACTTCTTGTATAGACTTAACTAGGTTCAAGACATCAATACCTTGTGCAGCTGCTAGTCGTTTAATGACTTCCTCTGGATTGATATACCTCTGCACTGCCTCCGGTCCCATTGTTTGAGATATGATTGTTAGGAATTGACCTAAGCTTTCTCTATCCTGACCACGACCTAATGCGTTAACACCAGCAACAATGGTAGGTTTAACAATGTCCTTTGGTAGACGTGGTATCTTTCCAGTCTTTTGGAATTGATTTAATATTCTATTCAGATATGGTAATAGAAACTCAGTAGTAAGTAGACTAAATAATCCACCTAACTGTTGCTCCAACTCCATCTGTGTGAGGCGTACCTCTTCAGCTGTAGTGCGTTCACTATTTCTAACTTGCATAACTAAGAACGCTTCATTGATTCGACGTTCTAGTTGTTGCATCATTTCAAATGCAGTCTTGAAGTCAGCTGTTTTACCTACCTGTACAACTCCTATGTCATCAGGTCTACCTTGCACGATTGCGCCATTACCTGCGTTAGCAAGGGTACTTGGTTTAGTCGTAGAGCTAGGTGATACGGTGAACACAACTTTCGCTGCAGCTGCTGACCCTTCCACTAAGGCTTGGGACAGTGCTTCTAATGATTTTAAGTCGCCAATAAACTGACCGACTCTACCTCTTCCATAATCCTCACCATCCACTGTATTAAATCTCAATGGAATCCAAGGTGTTATGTCAACAGGTGCTTTCCCGTGGGACTTTTCTAATATCTTACCGTGTACTTCTTGATGCCAGACGTATCTGTTGTTGTCTCGTTTGATATGGGTGTAGATATCGCACTCCTCAACATTATCATCAGATCCATCAACTACTGTGTCGTACTGCTTAAGTACATCCTCTGGTAGTTGATCTTCAATTAATTTCTTTGCAATTGTTTCCTTCGTGATTATTTCGATCACATTGCCGTCACCATCTCGTTCTACAACGTAGCGGTTCAGCGGATATACTTTCAGACCTTCCTTACCCATAAAGATAAGTGCATTACCTGCTACTACTAAATGTAGAAGAGCTTCATGCAATACGACACGATCATTAGAAGCTGCAATAGCCTCTAAGATAGTGCGTTCAATCTTTGCAAAAGATAAGTCTAGTTCTGATTTAATCTGTGGACCAAATTCCTGACCAAGTTGACTTTCATCTACCTGTAGCTTGAAGAAGCTGGTTTGTACAGGAAGCATTGATTGCATAAGTTTTGCTGCCAATGTAACTGAACACTTTGCTCCAACACTCTGCCAAGGTGTAGGGAGATGCCTCATCCCCTTGGTGTATTGATCCTTAATGATTAAATATGGAAGAGTTAATTCCGCTGCTTGCTCTGCTTCGTCTAGAAACTGGGTACGTTCGCTTGATAAATAATCATACCTAGTTTTTGCTGTCATTGTTTTTACTGTACGTTTGCTGTAGTACCACCTTGTACTCCACTGCCACTGGAGCCACTACCGAAGGCTTTATTAAACCAATCCCATGATCCTTGCATTTGTTCTAGTGGGTTGTAAGCAGGTTGAACACCACCTGGAGTTAAACCACCATAACCATATTGACTACCACCGTAGCCTCCACCACCTTGACCACCCATCATACTCATCATCATCATGAACTTCATGAAGTCGTCCATACTATTAGTTGAACTTCCACCACCTTGTGGGTTAGCAGCTAACCAGTCAGCACCAGAGGCGTAACCGTCATACCAATTAGATTGATTTGGTGGAGTATTTGGTGGAGTATTTGGTGGAGTATTTGGTGGAGTAGTTGTTCCACCACCACCTGTGTAGTTATTAGAGTTAGGGTCTAGTGATGCAGAGTAATCAAAAGCATTTGCTACTTCGTCTTCACTAAGACCAGTATCTATATTATTTAACCAATAATTTATACCTTTGTCATCTCCTCTTAAGCCTTTATCATCATACAGGGCCCTAACAAAGTCTGAGTCAGGAGTACCTGAAGTAGGAGGTGCTGTAAAGAAAGGAGTCTGTTCTACATTTGGATTGTTTAAGTCCCAAACAGTTTTGGGTTGAGTAGTTTGAATACCTAAATGTTTATATATATCACCTAAAGCGTCATAAGTTTCATCAGCTGTCTTACCACCAGACCAAGTATTATCTGGTCCAAATATAGGTGCCATATTTACAGCACCACCAGCCATAACATCAGCAATGTTTTGTTGGTCATATAGACCACCGCCAGGTGATACACGTTGATCAAGTTGGGCTTCAGTAAAATTTGGATTCTGTTGTAAGAATCTATCTCTTTCTTGATGTTCAGTGGAAGCTTTCATACCCCCTCTGACTCCATCTAATGTTGACTCACCTCGGTCTATTTTACCAGTCCAGTAATCTAGTCCAGATGGATCACCCTCTCTTCCAAGGACTGACCGATAAAGATCCTGAACGTCACCTCTAGTACTCATCTATCCTTCCTCACTAATACGAATTTTTATCCACTCGACTACTGATCGTTGACCAGCTTTATACATAATTGATTCCATTTTTTCATTAGGGTTAGGGTTGGTTGGTGGGTATATTTCCTCAAGTTCAGAGAGGATTGACTCTAGATTTGGTCCGAGGATTGCTTCAAGAGTATTGGGGGAGATTGACATTGCTATGTTCGAAGAAGGCTGGCATACGAGCTGACTTAGTTTCGACTAGCTCTGGAGCCTTGCCGTTATACATAAGATTATCGCTAGTATCTAGCCAAAATTTTTTACTTAAATACTTATCGCCATAGGCATTCTTACCTAGGGGCTCCATAATCCAGTTAATTGTGGCCTTCCTGAGTTTGTCCAGAGAATTACTAGGCCGTAAGCCCATATCGTGACATACAAGGCTATTAGTGGCCACGTGTACTTGTTCGTCTCTGGATATATCAGCTGATACCGTTCTGAGACCAGCATCGCCATTAAAACGAAAAAAAGGAAGTAATACAAAGAATATTGCACGTTCTATTACTAAGGCTTTAGTTATCATGTGATCAGGGTGCGCTTCCCACGCATCCCGTAGTCGAAAAGCTTCTTGTTCAGACTTCTCGTCAACGCCTAATGCGTTGGTTATGTAGCCAAGGGCAAGATCATGTTTGATCTCATCCTTGACGTTTGACTCTAGGAGTCGTCGTGCAGTAGCAGGTACGTCTTTCTCAAGAGCGTCGGAGATAAAATCCCCAACTGGTAGCTCCATGTGACGTATTGCCAAAGACCTGTAGATGGTCTCTTCAGCTCCTTCCTTAAGTTTTCCTCCTGTAGTTTGGACAGGAGTCCATGTTCTCTTTCTATTGAGTAACTTCTCATATGGGTTCATTCTTGACAGTCGCATTGGGGTTCGTTTTGAAGAATCCCTTGCAAGTAATCTTCGACTTCATTCTCATCCAATGCGGCATACGCATCTGATTTGTCCTGTGTGTCTCCCATTACTTGAAGTGAATAATAAAGGGATGTTTGGGGACTATCTAGCCACTCTTCAACGAACTGCTCGTCGTAGGTTACAACATCACTCCAAGAGTTAAAGCTATAACCGTGAAGAAGCCCTGTGTAGTTAAACATATACATAAGTTCATCAGTTACCTTTTTATAGGCATCCCAACCAACCTCTGAGGCAATTTCTACATCACCATATTCATATGTCTGTACACCAAAGGTTCCTGAGTCTCTATCAACACTCCTAGCTATAGGAGGTGCGATCTCAGGTGTACAAGTAAAGCCTTCTCTATCTTTACTTCTGTATGAGCAACTTGCAGTAGGTGCAATAGCAAATGCTCTTTCCATGTTAAATTCTCTTGCTACGTCAGCTGCACCCTGTATAGCTTTGTATAATTCACCAGCAATTAAACCTGCTGTACCTAAACCTGGTATTCCATCATTAACCGCTGATAATGCTTCGCCAAATTGTTTATAGGTTACGTTGTTCTGCCTTAATAGGTTAGCTAACCCAAGGCATCCAAGTCCAACTTGCCTGTCGGTCTCCGAGGGGAGGTACTCTCCAGAACTATCAACGCCTGTTTTACTATGTAATTCGCACAGACTTCGCATACCTTCAGTGAAAGCGCGTTGCAAGTCTCCGATTTTACAGGCACCAAGATTGACGTGTTGGAGGAGGCAAGTTCCTCGTGATGGCAAGTAAACTTCGAGACAGACGTTGCCTCTGATCCTGTTGTCATTTTTATCATACTTAATTTTGTTTAACCATATGTCACCTGATCTGATGCCATATATTACTGCTTCCCGTGTTGTCTGATCAGCGTTCTTCCATTTTTCATCATTAATGTTGACACACCTCTTAGCCCATGTAAGTTCGGATCTAGGAGTAGTGATAAAATCAATAATGTCAGGGTGATCCAAGTCCAAATGTAAAACGACTGCACCATTTTTCCAGATTCCGCCTCTTCTTAGTGTTTCATTTAGGGTTGAATAGATTTTTCCAAACGATACTGGTCCAGAAGCTGTAAGACCTTTGCCGTTTTCATTTCCTTTGGGTCTGAGCTTAGATAAATGGACAGCAACGCCAGCTCCATATCTGAGAGCGTGGCTGACGAATCTCCATGATGCTTCGATGCCATTGTTTCCCTCCATTGAGTCTTCTACTACGAAGACAGTACAACTTACGGGTAGACGTGAGTCGGGGTTGTCCATCCATGACTGAACCCGACCAGTTCTTGATATTAGACTTGTCATTAGACTAGATCACTTAATGTAGGTGGTTTGTAATTTGTGCTCTTTAATACTTTTCCGTCTTCCCTATATGTAGGCTTTCCATCCTCATCTAGTTTAGACATATTACTTTCATGAACCCGACGTAGAGCTTCGTCTAAGTTCCATCCCATATTCTCGGAATATTGATAACAGACATATACAAGATCTGATAACTCCTTCAATGCCTCTTCATGTAAAACAAGACTATCTCTAAATAACATCCCTTCAGCTTCTAAGAACTCCTTAAACTCTTCAACGATCAAATTCTTTTGCATACTCCTCGAGCTGAGATTCCGAGAGTTTTTTACGTTGAACGATGTCCTGAACTCTTTTGCCTGTTCTGTATTCGATTTCATTTGAGAGGTAGTGGATTGCTTTGGAGAGGTCTTCGATGTCGTCATATTTGTGGTCTGCCCTGCAGATGTATTTGATAGCATTGCCTAAGTGGAAGTTGAGTTCTTGGTCTCTAATGAAATCCCAAACTTGTATGGAGCCACGCTTGTAGTAGGTAGGTCCAGTTTCATTGGTGGTGTCAGTCATTTATGGTGTAATCAGGTGAGGGGGTCCATAAGATTGGTTCCATCTTTTCGTTGTCATAATCATCATTGGTTAAAATTCTTGCTAGACGTGCATTCATTAGAGCGACTTCTTCCGAAACGCCTTTCTCTTTGAATACATCTACAACTGTTTTCCAGCTGTATCCTTTATCCTCCAATAATGCAGTAGCTTTTTTAACACCATAACCTTCTAATCCTTTGTAGCCATCAGTGTTGTCACCAGAAATCGACTGGATTAGATGCCATTTAGCACCAGCCTCTTTCGTGATTGTGAAAGATTCATCAAAGTTCCATAGCATCCCTGGAATTTGTTTCATATCCTTATCAGGACTAACAATGATGTTGCCAGGATTTTTAGTTGCATATATACCCATTGAATCATCTGCCTCTAAGGTGGGCATCTTGATTACTGGGTATTCATCAGTTAGTTTGTTGATGACACGTCGATAAGCACAAGGTTTCTTGCGGTTACGGTGTCCCTTGTATTCCGGTAGAATACCTTTTCTAAAATTAGTACTGTCACTAAAGAATAGAATCATCTCATCGAACGATCCAAACTTATCAGCAATACGTTTCAGTTCGCGTTTGACACAGCTATAAGCTTCTGAGAATTTAGAAGTAACAACAATAACGTCATCTCCAAAGTTGATCTCAGTTTCTGCAGCTGCACAACATTTATACACGACAAAGTCGGTATCAATTAATAATTTCATTTAGGTGGGTGATAGCTTCAATTGCTTTTTCAGATCTACGTATTCCGAAGTGTGGTAGGAACATTTTCAAGATGCGTAGTACCTCAGTTCTTTTATATAGTTGCCACTTCCAAAAAGGTTTGGTACTTAATTTACCCATGTGTGGTCCGTGTAAATTCCCGTAACCAACTACATCTACAAACCTTTCCATAACATCTTTATCAGTCATATTAATAGACATAACTCTTTGGTTAGGACGATCAGTTTTAAAGTGAATACAACCTTCTCCTTCAAATAAACCTGCAGCCCAAACTATATCAGTGTACCTCTGACCAATTGCTGCCAGATTTTGCCTCTGCTGCAATTGGGACTCTAAGGTTGTAATACTCTCCAGCTCTAACTGCTGCGTGTTCAAGGGTGAACTTAACGTCATCTATATCTTTTGGTTCACACTCGTATTGAAGTTCGTCATGTATAAACGCAAGCTGATGAGTGGATAAACCAGCTTCTTTTAATGTTTCGTCTGCTATTAGTAGCCATCGTTTAGCTATTACTCCAGCTGAACACTGAAGTAAATAATTAAGAGCTTTATGTTGGCTGTCTACATAGATTTTTCTTCCATCGATAGCCATGATCGAGCCTGTAGAAGACCGCTTCTTAACAGCCTGTAGTAGCTCTGAAAGTCCATCAATGGCTTCGATGAACGCTGCACGTACTTGTTTTCCTTTAGTTCTTGCCTTATTTGGTGATAGTTGTTTGTCAACTGATAATCCGATTTTGGCATCGCCAGCTCCATATAAGAAGGCATAAGTAACGGTCTTTACATCTCGTCTGCTTATGCCGATTTTGTCTGCGTTAACTTGGTGTATGTCTCCGTTAAGGAGGATATCTGCGTATCTACCACCGTCATATCTGGCGAGGTAGTGAGCAAGCATCCTGAGTTCAATGCCAGCAAGGTCAGCCCCGCACATAACCATTCCAGGCGAGGCGGTAAATAGTTTTCTAAATCTTTCATC